CCGCCTCCCGAAGTTCCGCCTCCGCCTCCGCCAGCGACAACTAGGTAACCAACAGTTATGGGCAGAAACGCTCCCTTAGCAGAAGGCGTGGTTATAGCACCCGTCAGTAAAGATGAAACATGAACTGACGGGTTAGACGCAAGAAGTCGTGATGGTAGTGACACGAACTAACTCCTTAGACGGTTGTTACTCGGTTTGCGAATCCGTGAATTGTTACAACATTTGCTGTTCCTGCAAAAGCCTTAACAATTAAACTGTTGCGAAGAACTAAATCAGGACATACTAAAGTTAAGCCTGAGTTTGCTGGAATTGATAATTTAATATTATCGTCAGGAGCAGTTACACCGCCCCATTCAAGAGTTAAGTTTACTGCGGCTGAATCTGAGTTAAACGCATAAAGTGTAATAACATCACAATCTGTTGCGCTAGATGTGGCTGTGTGAATTGTAGTTCCAGCAGTAGCAGTTGCTACAACTTTAACTCCACGACCATGTGTTGAACCCGATAAAGGGATTCTTGATACTGTTGTTGCCATAGTTTATTTCTCCTTATGCGAATACCTGCACCGCGAAGGCGAAGGCTTGGTCGTTGGCTGTTGTTCCTGCTGATGGAGTAGTCCATTCAACTATTCCACCTGCTGATACTGACAAAGTTTGTCCTGATGTGCCTATTCCTAATTTGGCTAAAGTATTAGAAGCACTTGCATATACAACATCACCAGTTGTATAGGTTGTTAATCCTGTTCCACCTTTAGTAGTGGCAAGAGTTCCAGTAGTACCTGTTGTTAAAGGCAGACCAGTTGCGTTAGTAAGAACTCCTGATGCTGGTGTTCCAAGAGCAGGAGTTACAAAAGTTGGGCTTGTATTAAATACAACTGCGCCTGTTCCTGACTCATCAGAAATTGTTGCTGCTAGGTCTGCTGATATTGTGAGTGCTGCTGCTGGTGCGCCATTGGTGGTTATTGCCATATTATGCTATCTCGCTTCCGAATAGAGAAATAGAAAGATCGGTTGTTGAGCCTAAAATGTAAATCTGATCAGTAGCGTCTAGGGTAATTCCTAGAGTATAGGCAGTAGTTGAATTGGCTTTACTGGTTACATCGTAGGCAATATAGTGTTTCTGAGCCAAAGTTGCGTTGTTCGGTTGAACAGTAATTCTGTAGGTTCTATCGGTGGCGCTGGTATTAGCAACCACGATACTCGAAATAATAGTTTCGGTTGCTGCTGGAACTGTGTACATACTTGCTAAAGATGTAGTAGTCGCTTGTTGAGCAAGCACTTTATATGCTGTTGCCATTTATCCTCCTATTAACAAAAACGGGTGAAAACGCCCAGCCACTATTGTAGCAACTGAACTAGCAGATGAGGCTGCGCTACTCGCTGACGCATCTGCGGTGGCGACTTCATCTGTTAAATCTGAACCTGATACTGGATAAGTGCCAGCGTTCAATAATGTGTATGTCGCAAATGCGGCATTGACCTCAGTATAGGTGGCATAAGCAGCAGGAATGTCCCAGTACTCGCCAGAAAGAGGGACTTCATTTGTTGCTTGTGTTATTTTGGTATCTAATAAAGCAAGAGCAGTTTCAAAGGTAGCGAATGGAACTTCAGTAACTAAACCTACGAAAGTCGTAGGAATTGTTGGAACTGGGGATATATCTGCCAGATTTAGAGTTCCAACAGTAGCAGCAGGAAGTGTGATGGTATATGTACGACCATCAGGGAAGGCTTCTTCTACTGTGTATTCAAACTCAGGAATAACATCTGCGTCATTAGTTGAAGGAAGAGTTGTAGTGAATGCTCCATTAGCGTCTAAAGTAACGGCTACTGTTGAAGGCACGACCATTTGGTCGGATATAGAGTTACGCAACATATCTGAAAGAGTGAACTGGACTTGTCCTGCGATAGCGTCACCTAAGTAGTTCTTGAAAGTTCCTGCTAGGGCAACGGTAGTTACTGTGGCGGCAATAGCCATTATGCACCGCCTAACATTAAACTAAAACTGAATTGTTTTTCACTAGAATTAGCAGTAGCAGCCGAAGCCGTAGCAGCAGTTGCGTCTGCCAAGATTAAATCACTATCATCATCAATAGTCGCAATTGCTACTTCTAAGGCAGTCAAAAGAGTATTGGCAGTAGTCAAACGAGCAATAGGTACATACGGCTCAGCCATTTAGACTCCCATCAAAAGGAACTGATTTATACCAGTTCTTAAGGCATTAGAAGCAGCAGTAGCCGCAGATGTAGCACCAGCAGCAGCAACTTCAATATTATCTTGAATAGCAGTTACTTGAGTATAAGCGGTGTTGGCCGTTGTTAAACGAGTATTTATAGCATTATATTGAGCACTTGTTACGAAACCAGCAGCAACAGCAGCACTTACAGCAGGTGATAAATCAGCAATATCTACGGAAGCACCGCCACCAGGCAGTGTGATTGTAAATGTTCTACCGCCTGAAAACACTTCTTCTACAGCATAAGCAAAAGGTTGAGGCACAACATCTGAGTCGTCTGTAACTGGCAACACAACACTAAATGAACCATTAGCATCAAGCGTCTCACTAATTACATTGTTTACAATAATTTGATTCTGGTCTGTGTCTTTGATAATGGTTTGAGGTGTAAAAGTTACAGAACCAGAAATAGGATTACCAACAATATCTACATAAGTTCCCGTAAGGGTAACTGTTTCTAAATCGACGGTTAGAGCCATGACTTAAGCCCCTAACTATACGCCTTGTCGGAGAACTGCTACAGACTGAGTAGATGAAGCAACAATACCAAAGAGGGTTTCGCCTTGATTTAATTCAATAGTAAATGTTGTTCCTGCAAGTAATACAAATCCATACGAAGCGGTAGTTACTCCTGCTCCGCCAATATAAACAGTAGCACCACCTGTTGGATTTTGAACTGAAATAGTTGAGCCGTCTTTACCACCATCAAGAGAAGCGTTTAATGCGGTAGCAGCAGTCGTTACGCTAACAATGCCATGAGATATAGCCACAGGTCACCTATTCTTTTACGCTTGATTTTTTCTTTACGGGCTTTTCTTCTACAACTTCAATTTCTTTTTCTACTTCTTTTACAGGCTTTGCATCTTCAGTTACGAGAGTTAGGTAGCGCATGCTAACTAGAGAGTTAACATTACGCCACCCACTTACGTCAAGAATCTCGCCAGCAAAATGGATTACACCATTTACTGTCATCTTCTTAAGAAGTTTTGCTTTCATTACTACGCAGTCATGTCAATCCACACATACGAAAATGTACGCGCTGTGTCGTTAATTCCTGACGCAGTTGGATTGTAAAGATAAATTGACACTGTGTCTGCGGCTGAAATAGCAGCACCACAGAAAATCAAATCATCATTTAGGTCTGAAGGTGGATTTACAATAATAATATCGGTGGTCTTAGCACCAGTTAAAGTGAATGTTACTGAACCACGAGTGGTCGCGGCAATTGACGCTGGGTCTACAGAAGCAGTACCAAAATCTAATCCATAAGTTACGTCACCTGTTGAACCAACAATTCCTCCAACAGCAACTTCGCCACGGGAGATACGGTTTACTTGAGGCATTTTTTTTCCTTTCAAATAGAGGTGCAGGGGGGAGAGTGGTCTCCCCCCTCACCAGTCAGTCATTAAGCGACGATTGTATCCCAGAAGTAACCGAGGTCAGCAGCGATTACTTTGTTATCAAAAGCCATTTCAGCCTCAATACGCTCTGCGCGAAGTGAATCCATACGGAATGAACTTACGCCGATTGTTGAGCCAATACCACCTGAAACACCAGTCCATGAGAACTGATAGCCAGCAGACGGAGTCATTAGACCAGGAGCAGTAGCAACGTGGCAAAGAAGTGCTTTCTTACCGTAAGCAAATGCGAACGCATCAGCAGCACCTTCGTTGTTTGTTGCCTTGACTGCCTTAGCAACAAGAACACGGTCAATGTCGAACATACGAGCAAGCATGTCGCTTGTGATTGTCTGACTTGATGTGTACTTGATACGGTCAACTAAATCAGGGTGATTCTTCAACTGACGGAAAGTCTCGTACCCTAAAACAAGGGTGTTGGCTTCCATACCAGTAGTTCCAAGAATCTCGCTCTTTCCTGCTTCAATGTCATTGATTGGGTCAGATGAAGTGTAATCAGACCACTGCTTTGTTTGACCAGAAGTAGGTGTGCCAGCAACGCCAGTGACGTCCTCAGCCCAAACACCTGTTCCAAAAAAGTCAGTTACGAATTGAAGTTCCTTGCGAAGCATTAAACGACGAGTTACGAACTCTGTTGCTTCACGAAGTGGGTTAAGAGGTGCGTCAGCGTTTGCCAATAGTTGGTCGCCAACATCTTTGTGGAAAGCATAAACCTCAGCAGAGTATGAGTCTGTTGAAAGATTGTATCCACCACCAGCAGATTCGGTTGAATCAGCGCGACGTTGTGCTTCATCTCTGAACCAGTCGCTCTTACTGTAGGTGAAGAACTTATCGGACTTCTTGTCTACAGGGACAATTGGGAAAACTTTATCAGCGATAAAGTTGTCTTGATTTTGTAGGTACGCAACAGAAATGTTTGTCAAGATTGCGTCTATATGTACGGAGTTAAAGTTTGGTTGTGCCATTTTGTTTTGCGCTCCTTATGCGGCTCTGCCAGGATTTGCACAGTTAATGACGGCTGTTACGACATCACCACTTGCTCCTGACTCTGTTAGAAGTGTTCCAACAACATACTTTGTTGTATCTGTTCCAGCGACTAAAGCAACTGCTTTGCCTGTAGATGAAGTTCCTACAAGTGCGCCTTCTGAGATTGCAGCACCAGTTACAAGTTTTGTACCGCCAACAACAAGCACTTCTGCTTCTTGTCCTGAAGTCGGAGCGTTCTGTAGTACGCCAATTGGAATATCAGTGGCAGCAGCAGCAGCAGCAGCCTGTCCTGAAGAATTCAATTTGACGAATGTGTATTGCAAAGCAGAAAGGTCAGCCGCAGCAACGAGGGTAACCTTTACACTGTAATTACTAATTTCGTATGCCATTTACTTAGCACCCTTCTCGCTTAGGTATTGATTGTACAGGTCAGGGTTGCTACTTACAGCACCAGCAAACGCTTGTTCAAATGTAATACCTTTGTTTGTGTCTACAGCCGATTTAGCCATAGATGTTAATTGTGTATAAGCATCACCACTTGTAGGTGAAGCAGACTTTCCAATCTCAGCAAAGATGTTTGCGGATTCTGCCTGAGCGTTCACAGAAGTCAATACATCTTCAAGAGCCTTTGCTAAATCAGCATTTACTTCAGCAAGTGAAGCCAACGCTGGACCAACTTGTTCAGCGTCAATTGCTAAGTGTTTCCACTCTTTTGCCTTTGATACAGCAAGTTCATTTGCGCGAGCATCACGCTCTGCTTTTAATACTGATTCTGCCGCTTCAGCGCGAGCCTTTGCGTCAGTAGCAGACTTTTCAAGGTCTTCAAGCATTTTACGAAGTGGCTCTGGTGCTTCTTTTACAAGAGCAGCAGTTTCTTCTTCAACAGATTTTTTGGCTGGCTTTTTTTCTTCTTCCATGTCGTGCGCCATTTTATCCATTTGCTTTTGCTTCTTTTCAATTTCTTCTTCAAGCATTTTAATCTTTTTCATTAAGTCATTGTATGAAGGCTTTTTGTCATCTTCTTTTTCTTCGTGCATAGCCTTATCTACAACCACTTCTACGATTTCATCTTGGGGCATAGCGGTCTCCTTCGTCCCCTCATCAACCAGGATTGTTCCTGATTGTTCATTCTCATTTACAAGGTCACTCAGAAGGTCGTCTACACCAGAGTTCTCTGATTTGATGACTAACCAACCTTCGTGCAGGTGTGCTGGGTGGTCAACGCCACTGGTTTCCTCAATGTTGAGTCCAACCATCTTACGGGCTTTAGCCATTCAACTCGCCTAAACGATAAGTGCTTGTGCAGTAAACAACACTACAACAAAGCAACAGTAAGCGTTGTGTAGAGAATAACATGCCTTACGTGTAAAACAGATACTTTGACACTCAATCACGTTTTGGACTCTTGGAATTTTCTGACTCTTTGTCGTCAATAATCTTTTTTTTAATGATGCAGCCGAAGCATTGTTCTGCGTCGCCACCAAACTTTGGTTTGTACCAGAGCCCACAATTGGGACAAGCACGGGCTTTAGCCATTGGTCAAGAGATTATCCTCAATGTTGAGGCTTTGTGTCCTACGAGGGTTTCTGTCTCTTCACCATTACGGTAAATGCGGATAAGAACAGCAGGTTCATCTGCCTCTTT